TCTGACCTTTTATCCCCAAAAACGTCTGTAATGACCCAGCAAGGCCCGTGCGCTGGCCAACCCGAGCAGGATGCTAACTAATGGCAACCAAAGCTAGCCAGCCCTTACGAGGGGCGGTAAGGCCACGCCTAGAAAATAAGCCACTAAAAGGTTTAAGCCGAGGCGATGAAGTTGCACAGCTAGCAGAGGATATTGGCCTGCCGCTTTTACCCTGGCAACGCTACGTAATGCAGGATATGTTAACGATAGATAAAAATAAAATGTTTGTGCGTAAAACTAATTTGCTTTTGACATCACGCCAACAGGGCAAGTCTCACCTGGCGCGTATGCGTATCCTGGCCGGGCTGTTCCTATTTAACGAGCGTAACCACGTGGTCATATCCTCAGCGCGATCTATGGCATTAACTACCTTTAGAGAAGTTGCACAAGCTATAGAAGATGCACCTATTCTAAAGAAAGAGCTAAAGAGCATCCGCTACGCCAACGGTAATGAGGCCATAGTCTTAAAGTCAGGTGCCAGGCTAGATGTACGTGCAGCTACTAGAGACTCAGCCCGCGGAGCCACAGCCGATTTTTTATTTATAGATGAATTACGAGAAGTTGACCAAGTTGCCTTTGCAGCTGCTATGCCAGTTACCCGCGCACGCCCTAACGCGCAAACCCTACTGGCCAGTAATGCGGGCGATGCTTTTAGCGTAACGTTAAACGAGCTACGAGAGCGATGCCTGGCGCACCCGCCTGAGTCGCTAGGTTATTACGAGTACAGCGCGCCACAGTTTGCAGCTTTAGATGATCGTAAAGCCTGGGCTATGGCAAACCCAGCTTTAGGAATACTCGTAACTGAGGCATCAATCCAAGAGGCCCTGACAACACAAACCACAGAGCAATTTAGGACAGAAACGTTATGCCAATGGATAGATTCGCTACAATCACCGTGGCCCCACGGTAGTGTCGAAGATGCCAGCGACATCAACCTAAAAATGGCACCTGGGCCTTTAACTGTTTTTGCCTTTGACGTAAGCCCGAGCCGCCGCGATGCAAGCCTTGTTATGGGCCAGCTTTTAAGTGACGGGCGCATAGGTGTAGCTGTATTAGATACCTATAGCTCACAGGTAGCCGTAGATGAGTTAGCTATAGCTGCAAGTATTAAAAAATGGGCCGATATGTATTACCCGCGTATGGTTTGTTATGACAAGTACACCACGGCATCCATAGCTCAGCGTTTGCAAAATGCAGGCGTACAAACGCGAGACGTATCAGGGCAGAGCTTTTATACAGCTTGTTCAGACTTCCACGATGCCCTAGTTAATGACCGTTTGAGGCACAGCGGGCAAGATCTATTGATACAACAAATGGCAAACTGCGCGGCTAAAATAACACCCGATGCCTGGCGTATTGTGCGCCGTAAATCGGCTGGCCCTGTTGATATACCTATTGGCCTAGCTATGGTAATTCACGTCTTAGCACAGCCTGTATCTGAGGCTAAAGTTTACGTTTAGACACGCCGAGGGTGTGTATAACTTTACACCTGTGGATAACCTATAATCCGCCCTATGGGTCTATTGCAAACTTTAGGTATTACTAAAAAAGATGTCACAGCCCAGTTAGCCCCTGCCGTTATGTCACAAGGTTACGGCGCTGGCGTTTATAGCTACGGCGGGCTTTATGCAACTGGCAACGGCGCCCCGTTTATGGATCGTTTTACAAGTTTGCAGGTGCCTGCCGTTGTTAGGTGCCGTAATTTATTAGCAGGCGTAGTTTCAAGTGTAGATTTAGAGTTATACAAAAAATCTACGGGCGTGAAAATTGAGTCACCTTTATGGCTAGACCAACCCGATATGCGCCAACCGCGCAGCGTAACTATTGCTTATACTGTTGACTCATTACTATTTTATGGCGTTGCATATTGGCGCGTTACAAGTTTGTACGCAGATGACGGGCGGCCTAGCGGCTTTGAGTGGGTAGCTAATACTCGCGTAACAGTTACAACAGATAAGACAGGCGAAACCGTACAGTATTACAGCATTAACGGTGTGCAGGCGCCTATGTCGGGTATTGGATCTTTAGTAACTTTTCAATCTTTGTTACCTGGCGTATTAGAGACAGGCGGGCGCACAATACAAGCCGCAATAGATTTAGAAAAGGCGGCAAGCGTTGCAGCTGCTACACCAATGGCTACAGGATTTATTAAAAACAGCGGTGCAGATTTACCTGAGGCACAGATTAGCGGCTTGCTGGCTGCGTGGAAAGCAGCACGTGCATCACGCAGTACAGCATATTTAACTAGCACGTTAGATTACCAAACTGTTGGTTTTAGCCCTAAAGATATGATGTACAACGAGGCTAGCCAGTATCTAGCTACACAGATAGCGCGTTTAATGAACGTGCCCGCATATTACATAAGTGCAGATATGAATAACTCTATGACGTATCAAAACATTATTGACGGGCGCAAGGAGTTTGTAGCATATTCTTTGCAGCCGTTTATTAGCGCTATTGAAAACCGTTTATCTATGGATGATATTACGGCTCACGGTAACGTAGTGCGCTTTGCATTAGATGAAACTTTCTTACGTGCCGATACTGCAGCGCGTTTAGATGCAATAGAGAAAATGCTTAACCTGGGTTTGATTGACTTAGAGCAAGCGCAAAGTATGGAACAACTAAGCCCTAGTGGCCTTAATGAAGGGAACAGTACTAATGATCTTAACGTTTAGTGGCAATATAGAGGCAGTAGATAGTGGCGAGCGCCGTACTATTTCAGGCAAAATTGCACCTTATGGCGAGGTTGGCTACACAAGCGCGGGCAAAGTAGTTTTTGCAGAGGGTTCAATTAGCGCAGCTGAGCCAAGTAAAGTAAAACTTTTAATGGCACACGATAACTCAGCCGTAGTGGGGCGTATGCAAAGTATGACCTCAGCTAAAGACGGCCTTTATGCAAGTTTTAAGGTAAGTGCATCCTCACGTGGATCAGATGCAATTTTGCTAGCCCAGGAACAACTTATGGACGGCTTATCCGTTGGTGTGGAAGTTACCGCATCAAAGCCTGAGAAAGACTATCTCCTGGTCACCGCTGCCACCTTACGCGAGGTGTCACTCGTAGAGAGCGCTGCCTTTGCTAGCGCTGCGGTGCAAAAAATTGCCGCAGCTGCAAGCGATATGCCAGTAACCCCAGTAGAGGCTGCAAGTACTAAAGTTACAACAACGCACATAGTAACAACCGAAACCGAAACCGAAACCCAACCCGAAAGCGAGGCCGCTGTGACTACAGCCCCCGATCAAAACGCACCTGAGGCAGTAGATGCCACAGAGCAGGCTGCACCTACAGTAGAGGCAGCTCGTAAAATCATCCTACCAAGCGCGCTTAATTCTCAGCGTGTACGCACACCAATCGTAAGTATGTCAACATACACAGAGCATAAAATCAAAGCTGCACTAGGTAGCGATGAGTCAAAGCTATATGTAACAGCTGCAGATGATAGCTTTGCTACTAACCCTGCATTTAACCCAACTCAATATCTAAGCGAGTTTGTTACTAATACACGTTTTCCAAGAAGTGCCATAGATGCCTGCAGCCGTGGAGTTTTGCCTGCAACAGGTACCACAATAAATGTGCCTTCACTCGTTGACTCAAACGGCGGCCTAAACGGCGTTGCACCTACTGTAACTGTTGAGGCAGAAGCAGGCGCAGTATCTAACACAGGTATGGTTACAGAATATCTAACTGGCACCGTAAATAAGTACTCAGGTATGAATACACTCAGCGTAGAATTATTGGAACGCACAAACGATCCTAATTTTTACAACGAGCTTACAAACCAACTACAGGTTGCATATATGAACGCAACAGATCAAGCTGTGATTACTGCAATTAACGCAACAGGCTTTACTAGCACAGGCGTAGCAGCTACAGCGGCTGGTTTAATCTCTTACACAGCTGAAAGTACAGCTAACGTTTACAAAAACAGCGGCTATTTTGCGCAAAACTTTGTAGGCAGCACAGGCATTTACAACCTACTACTAGGTGCAGTAGATACAACTGGCCGCCCAATTTTCAACGCTTACCAGCCAAACCCTTCTGCCCTAGCTAACGCTGGCGGTATGGTGAGCAATAATTCTGTACGCGGTAATATGCTCGGGTTAGACTTGTACGTTGATCGGTTTATGACCGCTGGCGTAGCAGATAACTCAGCATTTATTTTGGCGCCTGAGGCATTTACTGTTTATGAAAGCCCACAGGCTTATATGTCAGTTAATGTTGTATCTAACCTTCAGGTACAGATTGCAATTTATGGATTTATGGCAACGATTGCCAAGATTCCGCACGGTATCTGCCGCCTAAATATCTCATAAATAACACCCACTAATAGTTTGGTAGGCCTCTTAGCCCTTTGAGGCTTACCAAACCTAAGTAAGATAGGAGTACACAAGTGCCAGCTACATACGTAACCGCTGCTACGCTTAAAGCTAGCTTGGGCGTTGGCACTTTGTATGATGCTTATACCTGGATAGAGGACACCTGCCAAGCTGCACAAGATCTAATAAACGGCTTTTTATGGTTTGACAGCGCGCCCGTAGTCGGTACCGCGTTGGTGTCTAATGTCGCTACAGTTATGGTTGCCAACCCTGGCATCTTTACTACGGGCCAATCAGTAACGGTTGCTGGGGCTGGTTCAACCTTTAACGGTACTTACACAATTACGGGCACAATCCCATTTAGCACAGGCACAGCTAATATCTTGCCTGCCTTTAATATGCAGCTTAACTATTGGCAATTCCCACAGGGCTATAGCTTTATCCAATATGCAAAAACTGCAGCTGACCAAAACTTTAGGCGCATCTTGCCTTATGGCACTATGACAGGTGACGATACAAAAACCGCTACCTACGCCAATACCCCAGCTATTAACGCTGCAGCTTTAATGCTAGCTGAAAATATATGGACATCTAGATTTAGTACACAAAACGGCGGCACTAGCTTAGACGGCTACAGCCCTAGCCCCTTTAAAATGTCTAACACTCTTATGGCATCCGTGCGCGGCCTATTGGCCCCGTATCTTTCACCTGCGGGTATGGTCGGCTAATGCCTGCAGCTATAACTACCTTACGCAGCACAATAGCTGCAGCCCTGGCTAACCCAGGTGTATGGACGGTATTTAACTACCCGCCTAGCACTATGCAATCTAGCGCCGTGGTGGTTGCCCCTGCCGATCCATATATCACGCCAAGTAATAACTCTCAGGCAACTATCTCGCCTATGGCTAATTTTAAGATTATTATGACCGTACCTATGTTCGATAATGCCTCTAACCTAATTGGCATAGAGGACACAATAGTAGCTGTGTTTACTAAACTAGCTAATAGCGCAATTGTATTTAATGTTACTGGCGTAAGCGCGCCAAGCGTACTAAGCGTTGCCGCAGGTGACTATCTAACGGCAGATTTACAAATAAGCATACTAACGAGCTGGAGCTAACTAATGGCACTTACAGAT